GGCGTGCGGGGTATCTTTGTCCCTACGATGTGTAGTATACACCACAAAAAACCACAGAACGCCACGGAAGCACCACATCGCACCACCAAATACATGGAGTGGAGGAACATGAGCAATCAATCCCCAGCGAAGCTGCCTGACCTCACGGACTATCCGGAGCTGCTGAAGCCTCGGGATGTGCAACGGCTCCTGGGCATCAGCAAGGAGCGTTCCTATGCGCTGTTCCACCTGGAGGGATTCCCGAAGGTGATAACGGGCAAGTCGGCGCTCTGCGTGCCGAAGGCGCGGTTGATTGTGTGGCTGGGTTATGGACAGGAGGTCGTCGGGCAGGCGGCCGGGAAGGAGAACGGATGAAGCTGTATGAACTGACGGCAGGCTGGAACCGGCTGCGCGAGGTGCTTGCGGAAGCGACCGATCCGGACGAGATCGTGTCGTTCCAGTCGGCCATCGACGAACTGGGCGAATCCATCCAGGACAAGGCGGAGAACCTCGCCGTGTTCGTGAAGGAGCTGCAGGCGGACGCCGAAGTGCTGAGAGGCGAGGAGAAGGCCCTGAAGGAGCGCAGGACGGCGCTGGAGAACAAGGCGGACCGCCTGACCATGTACCTGATGAACGAGCTCCGTGTGGCAGGCATCCAGCGCGTGGACGGGACCCGGGCGCGGATCACGTTCCGCAGGAACCCGGCGCATGTGGCGATCCGGAGCCTCGAGGCGCTGCGGTCGGTCGCGAGCGCGTGGAAGCCGTACCGGTACGACGAGTCGAACGTGGACAAGACCTGGCTCAAGCAGGCGATCGAGAGAGCGGAGATCGGACCGGAACTGGCGACGCTGGAGCACAGCGAGTCGCTGCTGATCAAGTAGGAGGGGGAGAAGGACATGAACCTGCACCAGAAGCTGCTGGCCCTGAAGAAGGCGGTGCCGTACCTGCAGAAGGCGGACCGCGCATTCGACTACGACTATGTGTCGGAGGACGACATCCTCGCGGTGGTCAATGCCCGGATGATCGAGCTCGGGCTCCTGCTGGTCCCCTCGATCGACAAGACGTCCCTGCAGCAGTCCAGGCACGAGTACGTGACCGCGAAGGGGAAGGCCGTCGTCGACATCGTGGTCACGGCGGACATGACCTACACCTGGATCGACGTGGAGACCGGCGAGAGGCTGGAAGTGCCCTGGATCATGGCGGGACAGCAGGACGACGCGTCCCAGGCGCTCGGCAGCGGGATCACGTACTGCGGCCGGTACTTCCTCCTGAAGTTCCTGCAGATCCCGACGGGCAAGGACGACCCGGACAAGTGGCGTGCGGACCGCAAGCGCCTGCTGGAGAAGACCGGCGAGAAGCCGGTAGCCGAGAAGCCTGCTGCAACTCCTCAACCGACGGAGCCTCCCACGCCTGCAGAGGCTGTCAAGGTCGAGCCCAAGGAGCGGCCCGTGTCCGACTGGACCGACAAGGAGGTCCTGGACTTCCCGCTCGCCGTGGTGAATGGGAAGCCCGTCACGGTACGCGAGGTGATCGACAGGACGAAGAAGCCTGAGGACGCAGTGTCCTGGTTCGAGAAGGTGGGCAGGTCCGCCAAGCGCTCGGCGGTCGAGAAGGCGGTGGCGGCCCGGGCCATCGAGCTGCTGATCCCACTGCCGTGGAGCATCCAGAGAACCGGTACGGAAGGGTAGGCGAGGGGTATGCCGAATCGAGTGCTCCGTGAAGTTCTTCTCACCAGCCGCAAGGTCGACCGACTGACCTCGGAGGAGTTTGAGTTCTACATCCGGCTGATGCTCCTCGCGGATGACTTCGGACGGTTCCTTGCGGATCCGGTGATCGTACGTTCCCGTGCCTATCCCACGAAGGAGGGTCTCAAGTCCAGCCAGATCCGGAAGTGGCTGGACCGCCTGAACTATGTCGGCCTGATCGTCCTCTACCGCAACGATACCGATGAGTACCTTGTCATCACGAAATGGGAACAGCGCACACGGGCGACGGTATCCCGCTACCCTTCGCCGGACGAGTGTCAGACAGAAGACGGGCAATCGTCAGACACGCGACCGACACCCGCGCACGTAGACGTAGACGTAGTCGAAGGCGAAGACGAAGACGGCACAGCGAAGGCGAAGGACGGACCTGCGGTCAAACGTTACGGAGAATTCCAAAATGTTGTTCTGAGCCATGGCGACTACGGGAAACTGCTTGTGAGATTCGGAGAGAGGGACACCGGTGAACGGATCGAGCGATTGTCAGGCTACCTCAGACAGACGGGCAAGCGGTACAAGGACCACTACGCGACGATCCTGAACTGGGCGCGCAGGGAGTCGGCTTCGCAGCCACAGAGCGAGTTCGATTTCGGAGGACTGGCGACATGAGGATCGACGACAGGCGGTTGTTCGGCAAGGGAATCTGGGCGGGGAGTGCGTACCTGCTCGAGACATGCCCGCTGTGCAGGGACCAGTGGACGTTCCGGTTCCTGGGCGGCAAGGGCGACTGGGGGTGCCCGGCGTGCAACCTGGCCAGCACCCGGCTGGAGGACCTGAAGACCGAGCTGATGAAGCGTCCGGAGTGGTCGATGAAGCTGGACGCACTGGTCGCCGTGGAGGTGCCCGCCGGGCTGCAGGTCGTCGCGGACGTCACGGTCTCCGGAACGAACAAGCTGCTCGGCACGGGGTTCTCGCACCTGGACAACAGGATCGGCGGGCTCCGCGACGGCGGGCTGACGGTGCTGTCGGGCAAGCGTGGCGAGGGGAAGAGCACGTTCGCGGGCCAGCTGGCGTTGAACGCGGTGAACCAGGACGCGGCGGTGTGCTTCTACTCGGGGGAACTGACGGACGAGACGCTCGCGAGCTGGGTGTTCCAGCAGGCGGCCGGGCCGCAGGGCGTGGAACGATACCACGACGAACTGGGCAACGAACGCTACCGCGCGAAGGAGCTGGTGGAGATCCGGATCCGCCGCTGGCTGGGTACGCGGATGCTGCTGTACGACAACACGGTCGTGAAGCACTCGGAGCGGAACGCGATCCTGGACCGGTTCACCGTCGCGCACCAGCACTACGGCTGCCGCCTGTTCGTGATCGACAACCTGATGACGGCGCGGTTCGGGGAGAGGGAAGCGGACTACTACCGTCAGCAATCGGCGTTCGTGGGCGAGCTCGTGGAGTTCGCGATCAAGCAGCGCGTGCATGTCGTCCTCGTCGCGCACCCCAAGAAGGTCGGGGAGAACACGGACATCGACGAGAACGACCAGGTGGCGGGGATCGCGGACATCACGAACCGCGCGAGCAACGTGCTGAAGGTGGTGCGCGTGACGGAGAGGCAGAGGCTGGCCATGCAGGCGAAGGGGGAGACTCCCTGCAGCGATGTGGTGAAGGTGACGAAGAACCGCGATTACGGTAACACAGGCGATGTGCCGTTCACGTTCGATACGACGTGCCGGCGGTTCATCCAGCTGACCGGGACGCAGACGACGCGATACGGGTGGGAGGACCAGGGATGAACCCGCCGATGATAGCGTCGGACATCGCGAAGCGTTGCCGGATGGTGGTGCGGGCGTTCACGTGGGACAAGCCGCTGCCGGTCGGGTTCCACGAGCGGATGCGGCGATTCGACAGTGGCGAGGACCGGAGCGAGGAGATGTGGTACGGCCCGTACAGGCTGACCCCGCTCGAGGAGGACGAGGAACCGGAGACGTTGATGACCTGGAAAGGAACCAGGCGAGTGAAGGAGGAAGTGACATGAACAAGGCGATGATCACGGGCAGGCTCACGAAGGACCCGCAGCTCCGGAAGACGCAGACGGACCTCTCGGTCTGCTCGTTCACGGTGGCGGTTGACCGCAGGGCGAAGAAGGACGAGGAAGGCCAGAAGGCCGACTTCATCCAGTGCGTGGCGTGGAAGGGTGCGGCGGAGTTCGTGGCGAAGCACTTCCGCAAGGGCAGCCGGATCGGTGTGACAGGGAGCCTCAATTCGCGCAGCTACAAGGACCAGGACGACCGCACGGTCTTCGTGACCGAGATCGTGGCGGAGGAGGTCGAGTTCGGCGAGAGCAGGCAGCCGGACCGCGACGAGCCGAAGCCGGTGGACAGGCAGGACGACGAGGACGACACCTCGCTGCCCTTCCAGCTCTGATGAACAGCCGAAACAAAGGCAAGGCCGGCGAGCGCGAGTTCGCCGGCATCTGTCGGGACAACGGGTACGCCGTGCGGCGCACCGCGCAGTACGCAGGCAAGACCGAGGATGCAGCAGACGTGGTGGGACTGCCCGGGATTCACATCGAGGTGAAGCGGGTGGAGCGGCTCGTCCTGGACGACGCGATGGACCAGGCGGTCCGGGACCACAAGGTAGATCGATTGCCGGTCGTGGCGCATCGGCGGAACCGCGGCAGGTGGCTCATAACGATGCGGGCGGAGGACTGGTTCACGATCTACAGGGAGTGGGAGGCGGGGAGATGCCCCGCTAGGGACGAAGGGAGAACGCCTTGAGCGTGTGTAAAACGATGACCCGTGATGAGCTGTTCCGGAAGTACGAAGTCCGGCATGAGGGCATGAAGGACGAGCACAATAGCCCATCGGCGTTCCTTGCGATGCCACTGGAGAACCAGGCTGAGCTGCTGGCGCTCATCCGCACCCGACTCAAGCCTCGGATCTCCTTCAATCCCCGGATGGGCAGTTATGCCTTGAAGCACAGGTTCGAAGTGCTGACATCGTTCGGGTACGTCGGCAACGGCGAGATGAAAGGTGCGATGCTCGTCGCCGGATACCGGATGCAACCGGTCGATGGCGGGATCAACGGATGGTTCGACGCGGACGAGCGAGGGCCGGGTTCCCATGTGTGAGTCGGCAATCGAGGCGCGGGTAGTCTGCGTGCGGTCACAGCAAGAAGAGGAGGTAGGGGATGAACGAGGAGAGATGGCCAGCGAACTCATATGACGAAGCTAGGGATGTGCTGGTATCGATGCTGAAGACCTACCGCACAGAACGACGGAACCTCGAGCAGCAGAAGCGACTGGTCCAGGAAGCGATCGCTTCGCTGGGTGGCGCACGGACGAGCAATCTGGACCAGACCCGGGTCCAGATGCAGCACGGCGACTATGCCATGGTCCAGCGCATCGAGAGGATCGCCGCCGAGCGTAGAGGTCTCGAGCGAGAACTGGAGAGCCTCGGTGCACAGGAACGTCGACTGAACCGTCTGCTCCGTGCAGTCGGAGAACTTGACACTTATGAGAAACACGTCGTCGTGGGTCAGTACATCGACGGTAGGAGTGCGAAGGACCTGGGCGACATGATCGGCAAGTCGGAGGATTCCATCGCCTTGTACCGCAAGCAGGCGTTGAGGAAGCTGACCCGGATTATGTACCTGATCGTGGACAACACCGTGGGAGTGAAGGAGGAGTACAGATGAAGAAGGCCATTTGCTGGGAATGTGGGAAGACAATCGGGATCTCGGTCGAGAACCCGCCGAGGCAGTATTGCCCGGACTGCAAGCAGAAGATGATGCAGCGCGTGCAGCAGGAGACGGCGGTCTGGCTGCGTGTATCGTGCCGGCATCTCGTCGATGAGGCACTGGAACAGCTGGAAGATGCCGGTGCCGAGGTGTACGGGTATCGCGAAGCCTATGACGAGGTGTTGAAGCAGGTACTGGCGGGACCCGTCCGCTTCAGCGACGTGACGTCCGTGAAGACTGCGCTCGTGCTGGCGCACTCGGGAATCGAGTTCAAGATGCTGAACCGGTGCGTGTTCCGTCGTGCGGACTTCATGCTGCCGAAGCAGAAGATCGTCCTTCTGATCGAGCGCAAGAAGACGGAGACGACCTGGCTTCCACTCGATCATATGCTACCGTGCGTCTCCAAGGACCTGGACAAGGAATGGGTCGCGGTGCGCATCGACGGTCGCGAGCTCGATGAACATCAGGACGACTTCGAGTACCGGCTCGAGCAGTTGCGCAAGCGTGTCGTGGAGAAAATAGAAGCGGAACGTCGGCCTGGTCCGGTGTGATTACCCGGAATTACCCCGGATTACTCCGAACTACTCCGTTTTATCGGGTTGATGTCATTTTCGGGTGGTTCGGATTTCTGGACGGAGTAGAATGATAGTGTGGACAACTGGGACGAGGCGCTCGAATAGGGCGCCTTTGTCATGCCCGGACAGGAGGAGCGATCATCATGCCCGAACGAGCGCTGCACTCCTGTGCCCGACACGGCTGCCCCGGGCTCACCCGGACGAGATACTGTCCCCTGCACGAAGCGCATGAGCAGCAGGAAGAGAAACGGTACGCCCGGGAACGAGGCGGGGCAGCCAAGCAAGGGTACGACAGCGTGTGGCAGCTGCTGCGGCTGACGTACCTGCAACAGCACCCGACTTGTCAGGATTGTTTACAAGCAGGGAAGGTCGAGCCTGCCGTGCTCGTGCATCACATCGTCCCGATCAAGGACGGCGGCGCGAGACTGGATCCGAGCAACCTACGTGCTCTCTGCCAACGACATCACGAGGCGATCCACGGCAAGGAGCGGTGGAAACGACGGACGTACTGACCCCTAGGGGGCTGGAGAATCGCTCTGGGGGCGGCTTTCAGAACGGGCGGCGAAAGACACGCGCATTTTCGCGAAACCATAGACCCCGAAGGAAGGCAGGTGAGCCGATATGCCGTCTGGCGGAGCGCGTCCCGGTTCCGGCCGCCCGCGCAAGTCACTCGCCCAGAACCTGCTGGACGGGAACCCCGGCAAGCGCCCGATGAAGGTTCTGAAGCTCAACAAGGACAAGCGTCTCCTCGAGGCGCTGACTCCTGCTGAGTACCTCCCTGAACTCGCTCGCGAGGTCTACTTTGCGACGGTCGCCTGGCTGGAGAACACGGGGTGCCTGGACCAGATATTCCCGGGGCACATCGAGGAATACGCACTCACGAAGGGCAGATGGCTCGAAGCCGAGAGCCAGGTCAGCCGATTCGGAATGCTCGCCAAGAACGGTGCCGGACAGCCAGTTATCTCTCCGTATGTCACGGCATCGATCGAGTACGTGAAGGTAGCCGATCGCGCCTGGCAGAAGATCTTCGCGGTCGTGAAGACCAACTGCACCGAGGAGTTCAAGACGACGCCGCACGCCGATGCCATGGCGAAGCTGCTCAACCTGAAGGGATAAGGACGCATGGAGATCCAGAGGCTGCCGATCCATGAGCTTCACCCGGCGGACTACAACCCGCGGAAGAACCTCAAGCCAGGTGACCCGGAGTTCGAGAAACTGAAGCGCTCAATCGAGACCTTCGGCAATGTCGAACCGATTGTCTGGAACAGTAGGACCGGCAATGTCGTCGGCGGCCACCAGCGGCTGAAGGTGCTGACCGTGCTCGGCGAGACGCATGTCGAGTGTGTCGTGGTGGACATGGCGGAAGCCGAGGAGAAGGCTCTCAACGTCGCCCTTAACAAGGTCTCCGGCGAGTGGGACCTCCCGCTCCTGAAGGACCTGATCGATGACCTGAAGGCGGACGGCGCCTTCGATGTGACCCTGACCGGATTCGACAAGCTCGAGCTCTACAATCTCTTCCCCGAGTCGATTGAAGGGGTCAGGGACGACGGCTTCGACCCGGATAAGGAGATCGACTTCACGGTTCCGCCGTTCACCGAGCGCGGGGATATCTGGCAGCTGGGACCCCACAGGCTGGTCTGCGGAGACAGTCTCAGGGCCGACGAGGTGAAGACCCTCATGGCCGGCAAGGTCGCGAACATGGTCTT